TTATCCTGCCATGTACTCTACCGCAGCATTTTTAATTTTTTCTATTCGAACATCTTGTATATATGACATTCTAATATCATCTATTTTTGCATCATAAATTTCTCCGATAGTATTAAATTTTGTTTTCAATCTCGATACGATCTTATGAGAAAGATTTAAATTTTCAATACTATGTCCTCTTAGGATTTTGTAAAGAGGTTCCTGTTCGGATATCTCCATTTTACTTCCACATTTTTTACAGAAAGTGAATGAAATATCGCTAGTTATAAACTCACATTTTGAATTGGAACAATGATATTCTTCTTCGGTTTTACTCAATTTTTGGATTAATTTATTAATTTCAGATGTGCTTTCAAAATAGGCTTGATTATTGTCTATATTAATTGAAATGTTATTCATTTCACTAAAGTCTCTAATTACAAGATCTGAAAATAATAGACTTGGATTAATAGTTATATAATATCCATATTTCCCCTTGCCCATGCTTTTCTTACTGTCATTCACAGTAATGAAATTAGAATAAGCAAGAATATCGAAAAGTTTAGATATCTTTTCAAAAGCTGAAGTTTCAATGTAAAACCCCACTGAAAGCTTTTTTCCAGCACTTCGACGCTTGTTATTCCATTCTCTTAAATTTGGTATTACTAAGTTTTTTATAAAAGTTTCAGCTTCAATAATGTGTTGCTTATATTTTACTAATCTATTTTTTAATGTAATGAATTCAGACCATTTTGCTTCATTTACAGTACGCAAACAATTTATAAGCATAGTCGTTGTAATACTTTTTTGTTTAAAAGCATTGGTATTTTGCAATTCATCAATTATATGAAATACAAACCTTGGATTTCCGTTACTACACGTACATACGGTATTTATTATCTCATTATTTACCGTTAGTTTGTTCCAATATTCAATATTAAAATCTTGTATCCTTTTTTTAAGTATTTTTTTAACGTACGTTACATCTTCACTCTCATGTGGAGACCAACTAATTCTCAATTCTTTCGCATCATGGTTTCTCTCAAAATATTTACCATAGTTAGTTATCCCTGGGTAAACAGAGGCTTTACAAGCTATTTTCGGATGAATCAAACTTTTAAAAAAAGTAAAAAACTTCTCTTGCTGACTTGAAGAAAATACATGTGCAGCCTCATCAAAAAGTAAGACTATCCTTTCTAATTCAAAGTCTTCGATTAATTGCAGCATAAACCTTTTGAAGCTGGCTGGATTATCAAGTATTTTAACTAATTCGGCTGAAGGCGCTTTTTTTGATAATGCTTTGTTATCTTCAATATCAGCTACTTCTAATACATCAATATAATCATTTAAAATTTTTGCATATTGTTCATATTCGTGCATTTTAGAGTTGCCTGAATATGAAAAAAAATTAGCCAGTCTATTACTAAGAGTATCAATACAAGAAGGTTTTAATTCAATAATTTTATTTAGAACTTCAATTAGTATTTTCCCCATGGTCCATTGAAGGAATGGATCTGCTTCCGAATCTATCACCTTAATTCTTTCAATCCTGATGGACTCCTCAAAACTTACCCAAACTGCCAAAATACTATCCCGGCCAAAATCATCCGCAGCACTTATCTCTGCTGTTTTCATTAACATCGTTTTGCCTATGCCTCTACTACCTTGCAAAAGATACTGACTAGAGTCTAAAAGTCTATTTATCTTATCATCGCTCTTATCAATAAAAAATTTACGGATATTTTCACTGTTTAGACTTTCAGTCCTATCAACTATATAATCACCTAAAGATCTATTAATAATTTTATTCATAATTTCACCACCCCGCAAATATTTGCCAATTCCAAAATATCCGTGTTATTAAAATCATTAAATCTTAAAACATATAAAACCGCTAAAATGCTTAAAGTTGATAAAAGCAATTTTTCATATTTTTTAAAGTCACTTTGGCTATAATTAATCGTTACAGAGTTTATTTTAATTAAACTATTGTACCTTCCATGTACAACATCTGATAGCTCACCATATTTTTTTGTTAAGTAAATACTAACTGAATCAGGACTTTTTTCGATGGAATCAATGTCTTCATAAAAACACTTAATATATTTTGTTTTGAAGAAATCATAATCGTTAATAAGTGCACTTACATACTTGTCAGCTTTTGCATTGGTCTTTTGAAAAATTCCAAATTGAATTTTATGGTCAAAATAAAAAAAAGAAGCAGTACCTATTTCTAAAATACTTCTAAGAGTAACAATTGCTGATCTATAGAATCCTGAAGATGCAGAATGTATAGATGCAAGCAAATCAAACACTAGCTCGTTCCAAAGAGTACCGATATCACCATCATTTTTTAAAATGTTATGGTGAATATCTAATGTTGCGTTCAAATATTTTAAAATTGGTGTAAAATCATTTAATTTAATTGTTTCTTTTTGTATTTTGTTAACTGGTGTAAGTATATTGTCACGAAATGTAGTTTTTGTATAAGACAAAATATCGCATCCTTACTAAAAATAATTATTCAGTAATATTTTACCTCAATAGAGTTTTTTTACAAGAAAAAACTGATCCTAAATTACTATCAGGATCAGTTCATATTTCGTTAAAGCTCTCTTACGATTTCTTCATCTAAAATTGCATTTCTCCTTTCCCAATCAGGGAAAAAGCAGGTTATAAAGTATCACTATGATCGTTGTGTTTGAAATGTATAAGCTCATGAAGTATTACATATTCAATGCAGTACTTCAGTACTTTAATAAGTTCTGTGTTCAACACGATTCTTTTGGAATCTATTAGTGCAGACCCCCACCTTGCTTTCATTAAACGAAGCTCGATTGTTGGCTTTTCGATTCTATATTTTTAATGGATGATAACTTAGAACTTGTTGTGACATGCATTTGGATTCCAGTTGTTCTTATGCATTGTTTCTATGCGCAATTTTTCAATTCTCACGGCTTGCATCTCCTTTAATTGTTTGTTTTAGAGCAAAGAAAAAAGCCACTCAAATGAGTGACTAAAAATAATGGGTTGCCCAATAATATGCTGTTCCTAACATAGCAGCAATAACAAAATACTTCGATATAAACCTTGGTACTCTTAAAAACTTCAAAACAACTGTTACTATTACAGCAGCAACAATTACTGCCACGGAAAACCATACTGCCTTAATCACTAAAGTTTTCATAAGATCTTCTAACGGCGAAAAATCAATTTCCATTTCTTCACTCCTTTTTTCCTTCATCATATAATTGTTTGAGTAAAGAAAAAAGCACCACTCTGGGTGCTAAATTATACAACTGTAATTCCAGCTGATGTCAAATACTCATCAAAGCTGTAACCATGAATAGAATTAATGATGCTACCGATATTATATTGCTGTTGTGTTATCGTCATCCCATTTAATCTCGGGTAAGGAATAGCACTTCGAAACCCGTCTACTTGAACAGTATAAAACGTGTCCACGATGCAATCATTAAACTGTAAAAAATATTTTTTTCTAGACGCATTCTCATTCGGAAAGTTGGTAGCCCATCTTTCATAAAAACCATCATCTCCGACAGATTCTGTTCTATCAGACTGTATAGAAATTCTAATATCGTTTCTGAAAACAAATTTACCAATTTCATCATCGTATAGCCAGTCGTTTTCAATAGAATTACTTATTTGCGCCATAAAGTCCTCATATCTCATATTGTCACCCCCTCTTCTACTACATATTTCTAGGAGAAGAGGCATAATCCTACAAAAATCGTTCATCAAATTACGACAAATGGAAGGTTTTTATTCCTTTACAGTGAATAATAAATAAAAAGGAGGAGGTGAGTCCATGCCAACAACTGGTGAAAAGCCTGGAAAAGGTACCTATACTTGTAAAGCTTGTGGTCATACCGTGACGTTAGACGATGATAACGATAGACTGCCACCATGCCCTCAGTGTGATGAAACTGAATACCTTTAATAATTTTTCAGATGCAGGAGGGGTGTAACTCCGATCCGTCCTGCCTCCCAGTTTAACACGCAAAATTTTCGCAGTGCAAAAGTTCGGAAAAAGTCGTATTTGAGCCGATTTGTGACTTTACCTCGGCACGGAGTTTATCGAGTGAATCGACGGATATTTCAAGGTGTATCGCAATCTGCTTACGCGTCATGCCGCTAAGGATGCAGTCATATACGATTTTTAATATTTCTTTATCGAGAAAATCACCGGCACTTTCAATGGCAACTACTTTGCGCTTATATCCTTTTAACCTCTCATACTGCTTTTGCTCCCGTATATCCATATCACGAAGCTCGGCCGGGCTTTTGCCGAAAGATCCTTTTGGTAGTGTCGCTTCAACTCCATATTGAGCAACGCCCCAAGAACGATCGGAAGCGAAGTGCCGTAAATAATTCGTTGCAGCCGTTCAATTTCTTTCATCATTCGGTAATCTCTAATCAATTCGTTAAAGTTATATATCGTAATCGCTTATACGCAACCCCCTCTTCCCCTTCTTAGAATCTGACGACCTGTCCTCTTTTAAATCCCGCTCAGTGAGCTTCTCCGACTGTTTGACGAGCTGTGTCTTTTTCAGCTTTTCCTTTCTTTCAACTGGAGCTTCCATCTGGTTTACTTTCATCTATTGCTGCAGCTGCTCTTTCATTGTTTTCATCTCCATCACTCCTTGGTTCCAAAAATAGGGGTAAAATTATAGATTGGTTGCAATGACAGTTGCCGTTAAAACAACAAAAAAGGACACCAAACAGCGCACGAGTTTTCGTGTCTGTACAGTGTCCTTCAGATGGCTGAGTGAACTACTATTCATCTGATAAGTTTAGAAGCCAATTCTTTACTTTGTTTGTAGTTCTCATGTTCCTTTTTATTCATTGTTTTTATTATATTTTTTTCAAGTGCATAATAAACTTCCTTTAGAGAGGTTTCATCCCTAAAATAAAGCTTTTTCAAATCATGTATTAGTTTTTTAAAATTCACAAGGAAATACTCATTTTCTTTTATAAACAATATTTCATTGTCTGCTCTGTATTTTTTTAATAATTTATAATTGGATTTTGTTTTTCTAATTAAATCGATTAATTTATTCTGAGAATCTCTTTCAACAACATCACAATTGTCATAGATATCTTCAAATGTGTCTTCTATTGATTCTTCAAAAATAAAGCCGCCATGATTTAGAATTAACTCTTCATATATAATTGATGCCGTGAGAAATCTGTTTTTCTTACTAAATTTTAAATTCACAAGTCTTTGTTTAGGATTAAAAGTTGATATTTCAATACCCATCTCGATAAAGTGTTTATATAACTCTCTTAATAAGCTTTCCATCAAGTTAGGCTCATAAATTCTATGGGCTATCGCCCAGTTAATTATTCCTAAGTTCTCTCTAATCATTCTTATTTCAGAATGCTTATTATTTGAAAGTAACCATTCTAATATCGTTCTATCGGCAATGTTTTTTTTATTTCTATTATCATTAATAAATTTTTCTATATCTTGTATTATTAGCTCTTTTTTCTTCCAATATTCCATGAGAATACTTATATTTTTGTTTTTCTCATCAATGTAATTATTATAAGCCTTGTTGATTTCCTCAGAAATTTTTCTCCATTTTTGCTCAAGATGTATCGGAATAATTAAATCTAATGTATCAACAAATTTAGATGATGATTCTACAAATTTTCTGATACCAGGTATTTCATTCTCTAGCACATATCTATTTGTTGCTCTTTTTGAGTCACGCTGAGCTAACATAACCATAGCATTGATAGATTCACCAAATTCCTTAACACATTCCGTTCCTATTACCAATGTTTTCTTATTTATTTTATTCTGGATTCTATTTTCAATTTTGAGATATTTATACCCACATAAACTACAAATCCTTTTATATTCTCTGAAATTCTCCCCTAGGTCCTTTGATGGTTGAATTTTGGCAATTTCCCATTCCGATCTACAAGCATTAATTAATTCATCGTAGTATGAACTCAGGTTATTAAGCTCTGAATATTTTTGGAGGTCTTCATATTTTATTTCTTGATGTTCTATAAGAAAAGCATATAAGTTTTCAAAAGAAGTTTTAGCTGCCTCACTATTTAATATTAAGTTTCTTTGTTTCTCCGTAACCAGAACCTTATTCAAAAGACTTCCCCCTCATCCCGCTTTATTATCCTAACTTCTTCATTCAGTACTTTTCTAGTAAGCTAGTAGCATTTTTAGTAATCATTAAATTTAAAATCAATATTCTTTATTTTAACCGTCTTTGTTTTTAAAGACTTTCTTTTCACAATTCCATACTCAATCCCTATTTTATGAGTGTGTTTTAAAACTTCTATATCATGATCCATAAAAAAGCAAAAACTTAGTTTTTGTAATTTTTTCGGTTCTAAATTGTAGTAATCAGCAGGGTGATCGATTGGTTTAAATTGACCATTTCTCATTTTTTTGTCATTCAATGGATGGTTGTAAAATGGTTGATTTTTTTCATCATAAAATTGGACGATGAAATTTTTTACTGACTTAAAAATCTCTGAAGAATTATAAAACTCAACGTCAATTACAAAATCACTTTCAGTCGCTTGATTAATATCATAAACTGCATATTTTTGTTTTCCCTGTTCTTGTCGCATATACTTTTTTTCAGCTTTCGCAATATTCACATAAACCCTTCCGGTATTTTTTAAGATATGTGTAATGATCAAAGTAGACATAGACCCTATCACAGCACCAATAACCCCATTAAATTTTGTAGCAATGTCAAGTACTTGTTCAAATGTCAAAACTCCTCCCCCTCTTCCCGCCTCATCCGCTTTACTTTCCCCTGATGCGTGACGATCTTGTATTCCCCATGTGGCGGCAGCTCTCTGACCTTGACCTTCCCGTCACAGATTACCACAACACAGTTTTTCGGTATTTCCATTATATCCAATTCCAGTTTCATAGTGGAAGGATCGATTATAATTTCTCTCATAGCTGAAAAGCCCCCAGTCTGTTAAAATAATATTGTCGATATTTTTTAACGAGCCGGGGAGCTTCCTCGGCTTTTTTTGTTGCAAAAATTTGCAATTTCAGACAAAATAACTTTATTTTTACACAAAAATGACCTATAATTTTCTAAAGATTCCTACATTAAGGAGGTACCATATGAAGCAAGGTCAAACAAACACTGACAGCCTGCTTTCACAAATTAATGAACTTCGTGAATTGATGGTTTCCACCGGAATGGAAAAAGGTCTTGATAATGTTGAAACTATTAAATATAGTCAAGAACTAGACAAGTTGATTTTTCAATTCCAATTACAAAATAGATCTTGATCTTCAAGCGTTCTTGTCGTTTTTTAACCGGGATAACCTGGCTTTTTTTTATCCCCACCACCGCTCCGGCGTCCACTGCTGATCAATTAATGCTCACGGTATGCCATTTTTGGTTTCCTCCCATCAATTCTTCAAAAACGCTTGTCCTTCGTCAGAAGGGCCAAATCTACCAACGCCGACTTATCCTGCCATTCATCCAACAACGTTCCTACTGGCTCTAGTCGATGAGCTTCATATGACCCTTTCGTCGGCCGGTTCCATTCAATTTCACCGCCTATGATCCGCGCAACTTTCGTTAATTCTATTTGATGACCGTAATAACCGACGTTGCTGATATAACCGATCGCTGTAATGTCGCCTATTTGGACTGAAACCCGCTCCCCAATCCTCAACAAGGCAGTCACCCCTTTTTATGTCGTGTAATCGTCGAAATGTGTCTCATTTTTGATTTAAATCACCTTTCTTTAGTACTTTTGTCAAAACCCTTTTAAAACTATATTTACGGTATATAATTCAATAGTAGTGTTACAAAATGCCCGAAGGAGAGTTTTTCTTGTATGAATTGATTATTCTTGTTGAACTAGGCCGATTAATAGACGACTACTATAGATGTAACGATATGAATGTTAAAGAGCAAATTCAGAGTGATATCCAACTTTTAATTGATGCAATGGTTATTGGTGAGCAATCCTCATAACTGACTCACCTTTTTTTCACAATTTGTGTCGAATGTTCACCAGACTTATCTAAAATAAACTGAGTTGCTCGTTAAACTGCGGAGTTAGATCCTCATCGAATTTTTCTGTCTTCAGTTCTTGGTTTAATGCGACCTCAATCGATTCGATAACCAGTCTAATTTCAGCTCTTTCAAAATTCTCAAACCAATGGACAGGAAAACAGCCGATCATTCATGTTAGTTCGGGATTCATGTGTACCGGATCCCCGAGCAATAACATAGTATTCTTTATCTAATCGACCCTTCGACGCTTACCAACACCAGATAAGTTTGGCAACATATACTTCGTTCAGTTCGATTTCTACTGAGCGTTTCGACGGCTCTGGCGGCCACACAGCTATCTCAGAATCTTGTAAAATCTCAAATCCCTATCACAGCCCGTTTGAGTGCCTTTTCGTGGGAATCTGGATGCATAAACATGATCATTACCGACTGGAAAAAAATAAAATGTTTCGTACGTCGGTAGAATGTCCGCATCCAGGCATCTTCCTTGCAACATGCTGTTACCTCCTAACCTTTATGGGCGTACTGTTGAATAAAATTTCGAAATTCCACCATGATATCATTAAAAAAGGATGATATCTCAATGGATTTCCCCACAATACATACAAATTTCTGGGATGCTGTCATTGCGGTCCCTGTCGTTCTTATCCTGACGCAGTTAATCAAAATATTTTTAAAGCCTTCGAAACCCTTGATGCCCTTCATTGCATTGATCATAGGTTTACTTATTTCTGTTTTCATCAGCCACCGAGGGCATCTAGTTGCCGGTATTTTCATGGGCTGGTTTTATGGATATGCCGCTATTGGTTCTTACGCTTCATTAAAAACGAACATTGTTTCTTATTTTAAAAAAGTTCGTCGTGAATAATTTGCACGTTAGTATCAGTACCGTCATTAGTACGAACAACAGTACAAACGCCCTTTTTTGGATAGTTATAGCAATAGGGACAAACTTTTGATTACTCTACTAATGCTTCCTCTGCGTAATCTGTAGCCATTTTTTCAATCCCTTCACCTTGGAAGTTTGATTTTTTTTATTGATGTTCAATTATTGAAATCATTTTGGCTACCATGTGTCTGTCAAAGAACAAATTATATTCTTCCGCTTACTCCATTTGCCGCTTCCATTCTTCAAGTTTCCCGTTTAAAACGATCATCTTCACTCCTTTACAGTTTGTGTCTCACACTGTGAATTAATTTTATTTAAATTTACTATCAACCCTAGGTACTAAAAACACGCCATATTTTTAAGCGGAAATATAATGATAATAAAGAAAGGCTGTGAGAATAGTGGGTTTACAAGAACATGATATTACTGATGACGTTATTTCCTTGTTGGATGTTATCACCATTCTGTTACTTGAAGAGAATCCCATTCTGGGAATAGTTTTAGTAGCTTTACTCAAAACAGTTACTGAAGACAGACTTGCCCGAATATCACTAATTTTGTTAGTTATCATTTTAGGCACAACTAAAAGCGAACAATAAAAATAGGGACTTTTTCCATTAATTTGTTTATGGTCAACTACCGATCATCGTTTGCACTGATCCGCAAGATCAAGGTGCATTTCCGCTCGCACCAGATTGCCTGCTTTTTCGTGCTTGGCGCCTGTGCCATGTGATATTCGTATTGAGACATTATCGTTTTCTCCTCCACCCTGCTTTCGTGTATTCCATAATGGTTACTTCCTGCCCGATCGCCTGTTCAAGCAGCTTCCGCCGCAAGGAGAAATCCCGTGAAGCAGGACCACCTTTCACGTCCACCACTTCAGTCTTTCCATCTTTATATGTGACATGAAAATCAGCCGTGTATTTCGCCCCTGCCTTCGTTTTAGAGCCTTTTCCGGAACAGAGAGAGCAATTTATCTCGCGTTTTGTTTTCGTGCTAATTTGACGCCCTGTTCCTTCACATCGACGACATATAACGGTATATGCTGGGATAATTTCATATACCGGTTGCACTTCTACTTTTTCAACAGATGGATCCGACAGAAGCAGCTTGTAATAATCCGCCTCTGCTTTGCTGTCAAACACCTTGCCGAAAGCAAAGGTTTTCTTAGCGTTCCAGTTACGCCCTGCTGTTTTAACCGACTTCCTTCTCATTCAGCACCTCTTCAATCGTGACCTGGTTCCGTTCAAATTCGGCCTGTGCCTCCTCTTCTGCCTGCTTTTGCTTACAGGATTCATGCAGCATCACCACCTGTTTTCTCATCCATTCCAAAACGTTTTCTAGCATCCTCAAGACGTTTGTTTAATGCCTCTCGCTTCGCTTTCCGGATATGCTCCGGCACCGGTCCACAAGACGGGCAAGCTTGAAAAATATAAGCTCCAAAACTATTTTTGTATGTGACACGGTGTGTACCGCCGCATGTATTACACATCGTTTAATCCCACCAATCTATAATTCAATATTTTTCGATCCCCTTCGATCACAACCGTGAAGTCCTGGCACATTTCGTAAATCCGTGAACCGAGAGCTTCATCCACCTCATCCATCTGATCCACGTCCAGTTCCGATGAAACGAGAATCGGTAAATGATTAAGGTACCGGTAATTAATCACTGCGTACATTTGCTCAATCTGCCATTCCGTTGCCCGCGGCTTTCTATTTACTCCCCGGCCGACAGGTTTGAACAGATCATCGATGAAAAGCACATCTGCGTTTTTCATCCGCTCTAGCTTGGGAGCAATCTGCTCAAAATCTTCTTTCAAGTCGTTAAAGCCTTCGACGTAAGGAAAGTAATGAACCGAGACACCCTTTTTGACGATCAGATTGTTTGATATTGCCATCATCAAGTGCGTTTTCCCGCTGCCAGGTTGACCAAGAAGAGCCATACTATTAGCCCGTTTGCTTCGAATTTTTTCAAATTCCTTGTAGTAGTCCATCGCACACTCTTTCATGTCTGCAACAATTACAGCTTTGCCTTTCGTCTTAAAATTTTGAAAGCCGAGCAGCTTAAACTCATCTGTAATTTCACTGGATTTCATCAGCCGATTGATGCGGATTTTCTTTACGCATTCGCACTGGATGGAATACTTACGCTGCCAGTTCCGCGCTTCCTCGGGACCGCATACTCTCATGGCCAGAAAATCAGATTCAAGCACCATAAATTTAGGATCCGGTACAAGCTTTCCGGTGTCAGGATTCACTGTCCAGTCAGCGTCACGGTGTACCCGGTAATGTACCATCAGCTGATCTTCACATTTTGAGCAGTTAACCTTTTTTTCTGCCGAGCCATCCAGTTTTGCCGCCGGTGAGGGAATCCCTCTTTGGTGCAGTTCCGCCATGATGTCCGCTAGTTTTTTTGCCATCGTCCGGAATCCTCCGTTTTGCTAATATTTTGGCAGCCTCTTTTGCTTCTAAAGCTGCATGGTGGTCAAGGATATAATCCCTGCAGTATTTAAAGCTGGTAATTTTGCCGTTCGGTTTGCGCTTGGCATAATCCGCAAAGCACTGCTCAAGAAATTCGATAGTTTGGGAGACCGACACTCCCTGGACGACTATCTGGGCGATTTCCTGGTAATCCTCAAGAGTTGGAAAACTCTCCTTGCCTTGCTGTGCCGTTTTCAGATCAGCAAACCTTTCAGCAATTAAATCAACAGGGTCCGTTTTAGTATTAGTATTAGTATTATTTTTGTTTATCTTTGTAATATCTTTATTAGATGCGACATTTTTGTCGCTTCTCTTGGACAAATATGTCGTATCACTATCTGACTGATCAGACATTTTTGTCTCATCACTCCCTAAGTGAAGCGACATATCTGTCGTATCACTCTTAACTGATGCGACATTTTTGTCCGGTTTGTTAACATACTTTTTCGAGTTTCTGACGGAGAAAATCAATCCGTGAGGTGCACGGGTGGTTTTGATGTATCCGTATTTTTCTAGATCATTGATCCATCTCTCCACCGTTTTTTCGCTGACACCGAATATTGGTGCAATATCTTTTTTCTTCAGTGGCTTGTTTCCTAAAACGATGCCCCAGTTCACCCCGTCTCGCTCGACTTCTTTGGTTGTTGAACTGACGCACCAGAGGAAAAGCCACAATGCTGAACCAATCTTCTTGTAATGTGTTGGCTCCAACAAACCGGAGTACATTGGAAACGGGTAACTGTCTGGCACCGAATCACCGCCTTTATTATTCTTTCTTGACCAGTACTGCCTGCTTCTCAATTCGTATGAGCACCAGATGTGGGTGGGAGGACTTGAAGTAGCTCCTCACCCACCTGATGTACTCATCATTGTCTTTGCTCATCTGCCGGATAAGATTCGGTATGGCCATTTTGTATTCCATTATTTAAATGGTAGATCATCGTTTGAAACGTTGATCGCATCAAAATCGATGTCTTTTGCTGATGGTTTTTTCGTTTCTTTTGTCTCTGGCTGGACCAGCGTTTCCTGCTGTTCTTCTACCAGTTCAAATTCAGGCTGCACATCAATTACTTCACTCATATCTGGTGCAATTTCTTTCTTGATTGTTGAATCAGCTTCAACGGTCTTCTGAAACTCAATCGATTTTGGAGCGTATTTCAGCACTTCTTTCAAAACCGTTTTCTTTGCCATCGCGTCATAATTCGTTTTCCAAGGGCTTGTCCATCCTTTTTGCACTGCCTGGCTGAACTTCTTGGCGTGCTGATCAATGCGCTCTCTTGTCCAGTAGACAAAATCAAAACCGCCATTTTGCAGGTGATATACTGCGTAGTAACCTATTGGCTCGCCTTCTGGAATACTGGCCGGTACGTGCTTTAAATCTTTGTATAGACCATACTCAAAGGTTAGTTCGTCGTTTGTGTACACTTCATGAGCGTAAATCGCTTTATATTGACCGCTGCGTACGGCTAAATCGATAAGCCCTTTATAAGAAAGCTGAAACTGTACCTGCTTGCCGTAGGGAATCAAATACGCCTGGCCAAGCCCCGTATTCGGTTCAACGCCCAGCTGGGCAGACTGCATGATCGCCGCAAGGAAGGACATTTGATCACATTCCAGAAGCTTTGGTGTGGTCCGGACAGCCGTTAAAGCGATACGTGCCATGCGGTCGGCATCCATATGTTTTGGAAGGGCCCGCTGTATTTCGGGACCCATTCGTTTTAATAAACCGTTAAGTGACTGTTCCGGTGACACTTGTTTCGCTGGAGCATTTTGTTGCTTCTTTGCCAGTTCGTTTTTGATCGTGTTATTTGTAGCCACGGTAAAACCTCCAGTTATTTAATTTTGAAAGGGCGAGAAATGCTTTGTTTAATGTATTCTTCGTAAATCTCTGGCTGCTCTTTCTTTAACCGAGCAGAATCAATTCGGTTTGAAACATGAGCTTTCCAGGTAATCTTTTGATCACCGATAAAAGCTGTTTCGTTTTCTTTCATGGCATCTTTCAGGACGTTTTGGCATTCGGCCATTTTCAGTTCAATCTCTTTTTTATCTGCTTCTAGCGCTTTAAATGAGTCAATGTAGACCTGTAGATCAGTCGTCAAATTAATAAAAGTTCCTGGTTCATGCTGTGGGTACAGTGCTTTAAGCAAGTCACTTGAAGCAGCTGTACCATCAAATGGTGGTGGGTTGTTGGCTAAAACATGGTTTTCCCAGAACTCTTTTTCAATATTGATAAGATACTCAATCAGCTCTTCATCCCGTTCAATTCGTTTATGAATGAATTTGTTACCACCAACTAATACGGCAATCCACCAGGCTTCATATCCAGTTACAGCCATGTAATGTTGGCACTGGAGCAGATAAGATGGCGGCACTTCATCGCCTTCCCATTCGCTCTTTAAGAACTCTGAGGCTGTTTTGCATTCAAGTCCTTCTTTTTTACCGGCAATCAATCGATCTACATTTGCATATATAAAATCATATTCGGGATGCTTTAGAATGGCATTTCGCCGGCGAACTTTAAGTCCAGTACGGCGTGCAAACTCCTGAGCAACCAAATCCTCATTTAACACACCAAAATAGGCTGCCTCACTTCCATCTTCAAACCCGCCCTGCTCATTAACCGTAAAAATTTCTTCCGATTCGATCTGGTTCGTTTTTTCAAGGTACACTTTCATTGGCGAGCTGTATTTATTGAGGCCAGCAATGGCAGCACAATCACTGCCACCGATACCGTTACGTCGTTCCAGAAGCCAGTCGTGCCGCGATAAATCACTTGTTGAAATAGCGTTCATGTTCTTTGCCAAATTCTTCACTTCCTTGATTCATTTTTTGTTGTGCAGTACAATGTTTGTAATACCTATTTTTAAACAGTCGACTCCTGCTCCAACAGGAGTCTTTTTCATGCTTCAGCTTGCTTTTCTAATGCGTCTAAGTGCTGAACCGCATATTCAGCAAGATTTTGTTCCAATACAACTGAGCCATCTTTCATAATGAAATAGATGTCGTTGCTCATAATCTCGTCTCCAAAAATGTCTTCCGCCGGATAGTCAGATTCACGCTCTTGAAAATGCAATGGAAAGCCAGTCCGTTCAATTTGCTGGATAAGTGGATGATCCATTTTTTACCTTCTTTCTGATAGTTAATGTTTTACGATAGGCATCGAAATAATGAGAAGAAAATTTTTCGACATTTATCGACAAAAACTGTAGTATATCTATTATTAGCACGGTATAATGTACCTATGTCACTTAACGTTCGCTCTGATATTTTCATCAGCGGGCGTTATTTTTTTGGTCTTTTTTATATCGATCCCATACTGGACGTGAAACCCAGCCGATCCCCAAAAGAGCCATTCCGGCAACCGTTAAGATAATGATTTGTACTGCATCGAATACCCAAAACATTGAGCTTCTTCACCACTTTCGCTTTTATTCCGTTGGCGTTCAGCTTCTTGACAATTACGGCATATGACCGGCGTCGCTTCCTTGGCTTGTCCTTTTTCTTCACGCTTCAACCCAGCCTTTCGCTTTTATCCGGGTCAGCGTCTCATCTCTAACCTGCTTCGGGTTGATTAGATACGCTTCATACAGATGACACCGAAAGTTTGCTGCAGCCATTTCCATTTCGTTTAATTCGACGATTAAGTCCTTCACCCAATCTTTTTCTGCTTTGCTTGCTTCTTCTGGAGGCTTGCACCAATCGAAGTCCTCCGAGCGAATCCGGCCATATACATCCGTCCACTCTTTGAGCAAAAAATGCTTGAAGGATAAGCGATGCTGTTCAATTGCTTTCCCTCGGAGTACCGGTGCAGAAAATCCACTGCTGAACTCGAAGATTAGGTCCATTACGAAAGCCGGACAGTCGTTAAACACATTGATCGCTCTTTTGGCAATATCCTTTTGCAATGGACGCCGTTCATTTTTTATGTGACTGCCCATCTGAGGTGAGACACCAAGGTCGAGAGAAAGCTGATTTAGCGATATGCCTTCTCCTTCTATCAATCGCTCAATGACCTTACCCACATTTGCTGATTTTTTTATATTCAAAATCAACCACTCCCATCTTTTTGTATTTAATTTAGAATTTCTTCATACTGGATTTCTTTATATAATGAAATTACATTGCCACATCTTCTTCTTGGCTTCTTATCCAAGTATCAATAGCAGATTTCGTGAAAAAAATTTTGCTTCTCACACGAAAATGAGGAATTTGTTTTTCTTTCACCATCGTGTAAATGGTGTCTGGATGAACACTGAGGTAAGCAGCAACTTGTTTAACGGTCCATGTTTGGTTTTGCATTGATTAGATCACCGCCATTCGTGGAAACAAGCTTTCATGACGTTTGCCATTCATTTCAGCAACCTCTTTACTGTCTGCGACAAGTTGGCCATCGAGTGATTTAACGGTTAGTTGATTCAATTCGCTTCCTCCTTACTGGTTTTTCCTTCCTGTGTTACTATTTTCATAGGAAGGGGGTGGAACAATAAAAACTTTAAATATGAACGAGTTATACAAAGATGTAGTAGAAAATTCTGAAACTCGTGATCACATTATTAAAGAAGTCAAAGAAGTGATTCAACACGCAAGAACACTGAACTTAAGTGATGAAGATTATGAAATGATGTTATCCACTACTCTTGTTTTACTTGCTCATGAACTTGCTGTTGAGTCTTCAACAAGGATTGTGACAAAGGTTCTTGAACACTATGGAAAAGCTGTATTGCCTGAGATTGACGATCCTTCAGCGGAATAATAATCTCTTCTTTTTCACAGTCAGCCGCCGTTGCCGCGGTGGCTTTCTTTTCTAATTCAGCAACACGCTGTTCTAATTCATTAATGCGTTTTCCATAAAACATTTGATCACCTCCTTAATGTAACGTGCTTAGATATTGGTCTTGTTTAAATGACAGCAATTTTCGCCATACTGGGAAGGTGAGCGCCTCTATTCTTGATCACCTTCCTTTCTTAGCTGACTTCCTTTTTTTTCTAATTTCCCTAAAACTTCGCGAATCGAATAGCGCTTAGGTAAAAAAATTTTATCTTTTTCACAACCATATAGTTTTGCAATCTCATCTGCGCGTTTTGAATCAATTTGACGCTGACCGTTTTCAATTTGGGAAAGATAGCCTCCTGAAATATTCAACTCTTTGGCGGCTCCTTCTATAGTGAAACCGGCGGCAATTCTAGCCTTTTTAGGCAAACTCACTTTAAATCACCTCTTTTTAATTTAAAAACTTTGCATATCGTGTTGCTTGTTTCCATAATACAACGCAATACGCAAAGTGTCAACGCATTTTGCAAAGTTTTTTGTTTTTTTCTTTATATTCGCATTTTGCAAAGTATAATGGATTTATATAGAAATTAGGAGGATCATTGCTATGTTCGGTAATCGATTGCGGGAACTTAGAAAAGAAAAAAATTTAACTATGAAGGAACTAGGAAAAAAATTCTCACTTGCTGAGTCCACCATTTCTGGATATGAAAATGGAAATCGAAAACCCGACAGCGAAATTATTAACGCATTTGCTGACTTTTTTGAAGTTTCTACTGATTACTTATACGGAAGAACAGATAAAAGAAAAATTGATAATAAAACTGAGCTTCCTGAACTGACCGCTAAAGATGAACGGGATATTTTGAGAGACCTTGAAAAAATCATTAACAATCTTGAATCGAAAGATGGTTTGGCTAGTTTTGATGGACACACCTTAGATGATATGGATGAAGAAGATCGAGAGCTGCTGATTGCTTCCCTCGAAAATTCAATGCGCTTGGCTAAACGCCTAGCCAAACAAAAATACACCCCTAAGAAGTATAGAAAATAGGAGTGGAGAATTATGTTGGATATTAAAGCCACTGTGACTGAAATAATTGAAAAACATGCAACCAGCGATCCTATCAAGATTGCTGAACAATGCGGCATTCTCCTCTCCTATGAAGCATTAGGGAATATACTAGGGTATTTCAGCAGCTATAAACGGGTTAAGTTTATTCACATTAATAATAAGTTGAACGAGCATAGCCAGCGCTTTGTCTGTGCTCACGAGCTAGGGCATGCTCTTCTACATCCAAAAGCAAATACATCTTTTTTAAAACAAAAAACGTTGTTCTCCGTTGATCGTGTAGAAGTTGAAGCAAACGCTTTTGCAGTTGAATTACTCCTGTCAGACGAAAAATTACAGGAATATTCAAACTCAAATCTATCAATCTTCCAAATTGGCGAAATTTATGGAATTCCACGTGAATTGGTTGCGTTAAAAACCGTTTCTCAAAAGGGATAATTTTTTTTTACTCTTTATATGGTATTTATTGTGTAATATTCATTATTTGTGAAAATGAGATTTATTATGGGTAATTATGAGAAATTTGTTTAGGATGCTTTGGATTGATCATTTTAATCGGCCTCATAAGCAGAGAATGTAATTATTTTTCTATAGTATGGAATTTACAACCAATTCTCTACTGTTGTTTTATGTAAAATTAATATCTCAACTTACAAGCTTTTAAAACTATAACTTTGATTGGAGTTAAGCTAAATGGAACAAACACAAACAGGTAATGAAAACTTTAAAATTATTTCTGTTTTTAATCACAAAGGAGGGGTTAGTAAAACCACGACTACATATAACATTGGCTGGAAACTTGCAGACAAAGGTTATAAAGTGCTTTTAGTAGATGGTGACCCTCAATGTAACTTAACTGGTTTATTACTAAAAGATGCTTTTGAAGAATATTATATAGGAACAAATAAACTAAACAATATTAAAGATGGGGTTCGTCCTGCATTTGAAGGTGCTCCACATCCCATTAAGGCTATCGATTGTTATATCCCAGAAGAAAATGAAAATTTATTTTTAATTCCTGGTCATATGGACCTTTCAGAATATGACCCTGCGCTAAGCTTAGCTTTGAACAGTAATAATGCAATCACAACACTCCAAAATCTACCTGGATCGTTTTATGAGTTAATTCAATTATGTGCTCATAAATATTCAATCGACTATGTTTTGATAGATATGAATCCCGGATTAAGTGCTATTAATCAAACATTCTTTATTACATCGGATGCATTTATTATTCCAACAAATCCAGATCCATTTTCTATTATGGCTCTTAATACAATGCAAAAGATTTTACCTAGATGGAAACAATGGGCTATTACCTCACAGCCCTTTTTTGAAACTGCTACTTATCCATTACCTCAAAGGGAGCCTAAATTTATTGGAGAAATTATCCAAAGATTTAACTTGCGTAATAATAAACCTGCAGCCGCTTATTCTGATAAAATTACTGAAATAAATGATTTTATTGAAGGTTCTTTCATAAATACTTTAAAAAAGTTTAATATGATTTACGATATTGAGCCTGCAAAAAAATTAGAATTAATTGATTCCCACTGTTTAGCTCAAATTCCTGAATTCGGAGCATTAATCCAACGATCTCACGAACATGGAGTACCTATTTTCTCCCTGAATGAAAATCAACTTGGGACTACTGGGAAAGTAAAAGAAAGAATGTTAGAGAAACAAGAAGAAATTAATATTTTATTCGAAAATATAACAAATGCTATCGTAGAGATCCTCAAATGAAGGATCCTATAGAACAATTTGATTTAATCATCACTGATACTCGACATATTTCTTCTGTATATGATCATTTCAATATTCCTGAAGCATTGGACGATCTTTTACGCTGGCAATGGATTCAGGCTGTTTCAGCTTTAGATAAATATATACATGACATTGTCAAAAAGGGTTTAATTCATACTTTTAATAAAGAACTTCCTCCGACAAAAAGCTATTCGAATTTTTTAATTCCTATAGCAGTTATTCAAGAATCTTCGGATCCACTCAGTTCTTTTGAACAGTTTGTAATTAAAAAGTTAGCATTTCAGTCCTATCAAACCCCAGATAAAATTACTGAGGCTCTATCATTAATTTGGCCAGAGGAACACAAATGGCAAAAGATAGCTGATGCTTTGAATGATGACCAAAAAGTTATTAAAAATACACTTAATTTAATCGCTCAAAGGCGTAATCAAATTGTGCATCAAGGAGATTACCCTTCTGATAAATTAGAAAAGGAAAAAATAGCTTTAAATGAATCAGAATGGGTTATAGACTTTATTGAAAATTTGGTTCATGCTATTCATGACGAATTAGAAAGCTGCTTGCATACTTAAATGCAAGTAGCTTCAGCTTGTTAAAAAAGCATATCAGCGATATTATTTACTTTCGCTTCCACGAACCTTATGAATAAGCCATTTGAATCTGATCGTGGACGTCTCCATGACTAGCCAGAGAAGGCATACTCAACCAAATAAAAAACAAAGCTGCCTCAAATAGAAAATTTGAAAAGCGGCTTTGTCTAGACTCCGAAAGAATATATGAAAAGTATCTCGTATGTTCTTTTTTCCTTTTTGGATCGTAAAATTTTTTATTAAAGTGAATGCTCGATATCTTCTTCAAAATCGAAAATTGAGAGCTGTCCTTCTGGCACAACCTTATCTATAGTAAATGGAGCTCCACTTTTTAACCTCTCAATAAAGGTGCCAGCTGCTCTTTGATATGCCATATCTGTCACATGATGTGATTCAGAATTAATTTTCAATATATTCCAACGCTGTTGTTTTGAGTCCCACGATAAAAAGTCTTTATATTCTTCCTGAGACATTTTCTTCAATAGCTGCTTGATTTTATTTATAACTGCTTTCTTTACATCCGGACCAATAATTCTATGTAACTCCTTCACCGAACAATATACGTCATCAATTATTTGATCAACCGTAAATGTTAACTCATCTACTTTGGCATAAGAAAAAACTTTCGGGATAATTCTATATGCTAAATCACTTAAAGAAGATTCTTTATCGAAATAAATAAACACTGGATGTTTCTCTTGCATAGATAAACTTTTAAGCAGTCTTTCATCTAATTGAGTATCTTTCAGAGAGCGAAAAGATAAACTTATCGATTTTGAACCAAAGTTTAATATCGGGAACGAATAACCTTCTTTAATTTGATAATTCTCTACTCTGATTGCATTCTCAATATTAATACCAATGATTGTTTGTAACTCATGGTTCATAGAGTTTGGTGAAGAAATGCCGGCGAGACCAATATATTCATCAGTTGCCAGCCCTTTATATCTATCAAGTTGGTCATTAGATAAATTAGAAGCTTTAAAGCCTTTCAATTCAAAACACAATGTAACATTCTTTGAAACAGATGAAAGTACTAAATCATATTTAATAGATCCTGAGCTAGTTTGTATAGTACGATCTATTGAGATAATTCTATACCCTTCTTGGTGAAAAATGTTATCTGAATTTGGGAGCTTTTCAGCAAAACACATTGTAATTAAAATGTTTAGCATATCTAATTCGCTATAAGATTTTAAAGAAGTCACTAGCTTCCCTCCCTTTAATCACGGCCGTAGCATCTATAGATTGATGTATATTGGTAAGAAGCCTTGAAATTGAATTTCCACACGTTCCTTGTGGCAGATAGGCTCTAATAAGGCTTGGAAAAACTTCAAAATCAATCATTTTCCCATAGTTACCATTATGAAGATCCACCGCTGATATTTGACAATAATTTTCACTCTTCCATTGTGGAATGCCCCAGAGTGAAAAAGGTTTGTTTCCGGAAAACAATACGGAAACCAGCTTTTGAATGTTGATTTCTCCCCTTTTGAGAACTACTTCTATGGGGTAGCCTTCGATTGCAGATGTTCCAGGATCAAAATGCAAAGCATATTCGTCTTCTATATTTGAAATATTTTTTTTGTAGTTATATAATATCGATTCTAAAATATGACTATGTTTAGAATAGGAGGTGCCTCGCGCTGTTACTTTCCCAAAAAAAGTTATATCGTCAATAATGTAACTTTCATTTTCTTCACTAGAAGGATCTAAAATACTAATTTTATTAACACCCATAACTTCCTTCATAGAAGAATTTTTCATCAACTTTAGTAATTCTTTTACATACAATCGACGGATATTCATGCTTAAGTTATCACTATTATCAGGATATAAAGATTCAAACTCATCATCTTTGAGTTCTTCTGTGAAAGAAATCCCTATCCCATACATTTCTCCAAATTTAGGCAGACCAAGTAAAAAAGGAATAGGCAGCCATATTTGATCAAAGTTTTTTTTCTTTGTTAAAATTCTATGAAAGTAATCGCTAACTTCTGCTTTAGCGACCGAATGTATTTTCCAAAAACGTTTTTGGGAAGTATCAATGTAAACTGTTCCTTCGCTTGAACTATTTATAAAAAGATGTTCATCCTTTGATTGGCGAATCTTAAAGTCATACTTTAACCCACTATTTATTTTATTAAAAAACTCTATAACTTTTTCATCGTAAGATTGAGTCGATTTTCCAGAATCTAAATGATTTTCGACAATATATGACTTTAGCTGGTTTGTAGCCTGAATTCGTTTTGTAGTAAATTTTTGATGATTGCCATATAATATTTCGTCAAAATAAGCGTTCATTTCTGATAAATAGTTAATTTCCATATCCTCTTGCCTCCTCTCAAAATTGTTTATAGGCGTTTTATAAACTTTAACTCAATTAATGATTTGAACACATCTTTTCTTTAAAAATAATTAATTATCAATATGTCCTTAAAATTCGAACTCTTAAAAGACCTTGCTTTTTCAAGTATCCAACAATTGTTCCTACTTTTTATGTACCCTTTTATTAATTTAAATGTTTACTTAACGGTCTCTGCGTTAATTTTTCAGAACTTTTAAGTAAAAACAGACGAAAATCCATAAGTTAATTATATATTTAGCAAAAATTAATTGATATGACATTTTTCGTCGTATTTTGTCGATCGAAAATAGTAGGAATAACCATAATAATGGAGGAAAATAGACTCAGTACAATTATTTTAAAAATAAATCATTAAAATGGGAGTTGAGAAAATGAATAAAAAAATTGCTCTTTTAGCCCCTATTTTAGCGTTTAGCATAGCTTCTACAACGTTTGCTCATCCAGGAAATACAGATGGGCAGGGCGGCCATACGTGCCACACAAACTGCGCAAAATGGGGATTAGGTCAAGGAGAATATCACTACCATGGAGGCGGCGGAAGCAGTTCTGGTGGTGGAGGAGGTAGCAGTGACAGCTCAAGCAGTACAAGTACTCCTGCCCCATCCAATGAACCTTCTCCAGCAGAAATTGCCGCACAACAAGAAGCTGCTGATCGCGCAAACGGTGAGGACGAAGGTTACGAAGCTGGATATGAAGACGGGTATGCTGCGGCATCCAAAAACGCTCAGGGTTCAGGTTCTGCTGCTTACAACGAGGGCTATACCACAGGATATGAAAAAGGATATGCTGAAGCAGAAAAAAAATTAGAATCCGAGAAAATAACTGCCCAAAAAGAAGGCTCTGTGCTTGGCCAGAAAACAGACACTCTTTCTATACCAGACAAATATGCTAAAACAGCTGTTTTAAAAGAAACATTTACTTCTGCATTTAACCAAGCTGTTAAGAAACGTGATGAAGCTGCTATTGCTAAGTACTCTGAAATGGGATATCAAGATGGACTGAAAGATATGCAGCAAACCCTAGATAATATGAAAGAAAGCTATCATCAAGCCTATGAAGAAGGCTTTCAAAAAGGGCTGGCTGAATTCAAAGACAAATATGTACAGCAAGGATACAATGCTGCCTTTACCACTCTTACTTATCAGAAACCAGCGATTGAAAACCAACAATATGCTGCGTGGTATAAAGAAGGGTTTGAATCTAATCAGGAAGTCGAAGAAATCCAGCAGGCTGGTTTTGAATTAGGAGACAGCGGCGAAGAATATACCGTTCCAGAAGAATATAAGCATGCAGAAGTCATTTTCAAACATTATTATGAAAAAGGCTTAGAACAAAATCGTGAAGATAACACACAAACAGCTGCCGGTGTTGGATTTGCTGGTCTTGCATGGCTAGCACGTCGTTTCTATGTAGCGAAGAAAACCATCAGCTAAGGGGGTAAATTTATGAGGGTTTATCGTCGAATTTGTTATAAAGTTGAGGACGTCTTTATTAAATTTCTTTCTAAAGGGAAGGACCCAGAAGCAGTTAAACAGAAAGTGACTGAGTTTCGTACCCAGAAAGAGACATTAAAACTAGAGAATAAGAAAAAAGCTCAGCTCCAACTAGAAGAAAAAAAGAAAATTCAAGAGGCAAAACAAGCTGAAAAAGAGCGAATTGCAAGAGAAAAAGCACAAAAGCAGCATGAAGAAACCTTAGCCCTCCTCTCTCACTTTGTTGCACCAGACATACACAAATATAGTGAGTATGAGTATCGTGCTATAGACAAAAACAACGCCTTCTTTCAGTCGGTCAAAGATCGTATATTTGAGTCTAACGAACATGGCATCACTTTCTTGCAGTGTGAATTTGATAAAACCAAAACAAAAGAATTTCCGGGCTACTTATTTGTTACGGACAAAAGAGTGTGGTTTGTCGCAAAAAACTTGGCAACGGTCGATAAGTTTCGATACCAGACTATTCATGACGTAAAGTGGTTCAAGGATGGATTGGTCGAAAAAGGCTTATATATTCAATATGGGAAGCGCCGCCTGGAGTTCGACGAAATATTTGATAAAGACCAAATGCAACGTGTAGCTAAAACAATATTGCAATTATCAATAAATTAAGAAAAAAGGAGAAAATTATGCTAAAGAAAAAATTATTTAAGCCTTTTGCCGCGTCCCTTCTGTCCTTCTCGCTGCTTGCTGGATCATTTACGCCGGAACTTACAACTGATTCAACGCAAACTGCCGAAGCTGCTCTGCCTAAAACAGCAACTAAAGTTACCGTCAATGAAGTTGTAGATGGCGATACTATTAAAGTAACATACAAAGGTCGTAAAGAGACGGTGCGTTTGATCCTGATCGACACACCCGAAACAAAGGATCCAAATAAGTGCGTGCAGCTATTCGGTCCAGAAGCCACCGCTTACACGAAAAAGTATTTGTTAGATAAGAAGAAAAAAGTCAGTATCGAATTGGGTGTACAAACTCGTGATAAGTATGGCCGGATTCTCGCTTACGTTTATGTAAATGAAACAATGTTCAACCGACTATTGCTACAGAATGGGTATGCCCGCATTGCTGTTTATCCACCTAATACACAATACTTAGAACAGTTGCAGGTTGACGAGAATAAAGCAAAGAAAGCAAAAGTCGGCATTTGGTCAAGTACTAGTGCTATTAATGGTGGTTGTGCACCAATTAAAAAGCCGGCACCTGCTCCAAAGCCAAAACCAGCTCCAGCACCGAAACCGGCACCTAAGCCAGCTGCACCAAAGAAAGAAACATTTAAAAACTGTACAGAACTGCGCAAAAAGTACCCAAACGGCGTGAAAAAAGGGCATCCGGCTTATGATGCGAAACACGACCGGGATAAAGATGGCTGGGCTTGCGAACGATAAATAAAAAAATTTTTTTCTTCTCCAACCTGTCTCTTTTCGAGACAGGTTTTTTTCTTTTTGCGACAATTTTCACGCTTACCTCTTTTCTCTATGGTATGTTTTGTTATATACTGATTAAAACGTATGTTCCCATAATTGTAAATTGGAAAGAAGGCGTCCCTTATGACCTATGTGAAATCCCACCTTGAAGACTTTATTGAGAATTTATACACAAAAATTTCGATTACTTCTCCAGAACAGCTAGATATAGAGCTAATTGCCAGGAGGCTCAATATAGAGGTGGGATATAGTCATAAGAAAAGCAAGTGCGCTGAACTTGATGGCATTATGATGATTAGGCTTAATGAAAACTTACATAAAGAAGAACAGTGGCAGGAATTTGCTCATGAGGTTTGTCATCTATTAAGACACTCAGGCAATCAAACAGAGCTGCCCTTCCCTTTCGTTCAATTGCAAGAATGGCAGGCTAATAGTTTTGCACTGTACTTTTGCATTCCAACATTTATGCTTGACGAAATAGAGCTGCCAGATAATGAGCTGGAAGCCATCGCGGAAGTAGCTCTTACTTTTGGTGTCGAATACGCTTTCGCGGAAGAACGTCTAGAACGTTGGTGGATACAGAAAGCAGGATTTCTATACGGACAGCGCTCTAATTTCCCCTCCCGCCTATGAAATGGGGCTATTTTTATACACAAAAAAGAACATATATTCTAGGGACAAACATGCTTATAAGAGAACTTTATCAGAAAGGTAAAAAGAAAATACAATTTGTATTGTTGTAACCCTTTCTTGGATGTTAGGGAAGGAAATTTGTATTTCAAATACGGTTGTTAAATACAAAAATAAGGCTAATGATGATGATAAAGGAGTGACGACAATGGCAAGTATTGAAAAGCGCGGTGGAAATTCTTTTCGGCTGGTTGTCGAAGCCGGATATGATAATAACGGAAAAAGAAAAAAGCGTTCAAAAACCATTCGTGTTGATCCGGACCTTTTGAAAAAAACGCGGAAATTAAATGATTTTCTCAATGCTGAACTGTACAAATTTAAAACAGAGATAGAATCGGGCGAATATATTGCCCCTGAAAAATTAACTGTCTCGGCATTTGCTGAAGAATGGGAAAAGAAGTACGCGAAAAAAGAACTCGGAGAACAAACACTGGATACGTATCGGTCCTATCTAAAGAATCACATTCTCCCTGCCTTTGGCCATATGCGCCTTGACCAAGTGAAACCCATTCATGTAGTCAATTTTCTGGATGGATTGAAACGGGCTGACGGGGATGATAAGGGCCTTTCAATCTCTACTAATGAATATATCTATCGTGTCCTACGGAATGTTTTTCAACGAGCTGAAGACTGGAAAATACTCAAAGAGAATCCAGTTGCGTCTGTGAAACGCCCAAAAGACCGTTCAAAGAAAAAAGTAGTTGTATATGATGAAAAAGAAATCGCAGTTCTTTTCGCAGCAGCTCAAGGCGAGCCGATATATTGGCGGGTATTTATCACACTGGCTCTAGCTGCTGGATTACGAAGAGGCGAACTTCTTGGTTTAGAATGGAAACACATCGATTTTGATAAAAGCACCATCCATATTGAGCAAGTCATCAGTCGCGGTGAAAAAGGGCGTCCAGTTTTAAAAGAGCCGAAATCTGAAACATCCAAACGTTTAATTTCTCTTCCCTCATCTGTTCTACTTGAATTAAAAAGATATCAGTTATACTGGCGGAAAGAAAAAATGAAAATGGGTGAATTGTGGATTGAGACAGAGCACGAATATGTTTTTTGCAACGAGAACGGCAAACACTTTTATCCCACTACACCAACAACCTGGTGGAAACGATTTACGACCCGCGCAGGCGTGCGTTATATTCGCCTGCACGATCTTCGACACACGTCCGCTACCCTGCTAATCAATCAGGGCGTTCATGCAAAGATTATTTCCGAACGGCTTGGGCATGCTGATATTCGCATCACAATGGATACGTATGGCCATGCTTTACGTTCAGCTGATCAAGAAGCCGCGGATAAATTAAATGATCTTTTTTCACCTAAAAAAGATAGCATTTAA